CTCGGCTGATTGGCAACCCCGGACCCGTGTCAAACATGGAAGATGCAATGTCCGTGGGACCGCTTGAAAATTTGATGAAGGAATGCTACCCACACTTGATCACCAAGAAGATGACTTTGGATGAGTGCGACACCGCAATTGGCGCGCTCCTCGAAGACATGATCAAGAAGGGTCTCATCCCTGAATCAGATGATTACTCTGCATTTGATAGCTCTTGGACAATCTACGACCGTTACCGGCTGCGACGCATTGCCGACACGGTCCTGAAACCCATCCGAGAGCATCTGAATATGATCCTGAGGAACTATGACCATGTTCTTGATGCTGAAGAGCGCAAGAAGACGGTCAAATGGCAACTTAAGTACGTCACGATGACGATGGACCCAAAGGAAGCTATTTTGTTCTCAGGTGAGCGCATGACGTCGCTGATGAACCGTTGGTTGGTCCTCATACTCGAGAGCGCTGAAGATATTCGGTGCTTAGGCGAAAGTGAAGGAATCAAAGCGATCAACGCAACGCTCGACGGCACGCGCCGCACCACGCAGGGCGATGGTGACGATAATTTGCAAGGAATCAATCCCGGAAGGTATATAAACCAAGAGGAACGTATTGACAGGTTTGCCGACATGTACAAGCTCGTGGACCCTTGCTCAGCGCCAGACGAGAAGACCGATGCGGAGGTACTCTCTCGATATCACATCTGGTGCGGCAAGAAACTAGGGTACGTACACGTTGGGAAGCTTGAACGCAATATGGGGCGTCTCATCGCCTTCAAGATACCACGTTCCAATCTCCATGATGACGCAACACAGACCGCGTTGACACAAAAGGAGCTCGCCATGATATGCACCGATGTTTGGCAACGCATCATCTCACTTCAGTCGACGATGGTGGTTCGCCATTTTGCGCGTGCGGTATTCGTGTATGCGTATGGCAAGCTGAAGGATCAGGACGCAGGCACTGCGTATGACGACGACATGCGACGCTTGGGCAGACAAGACAATGATCGATCGTTACGCGAATGCCTTGATCACATCAACGAGGTCCTTGCTACGGCTAAAACCAGTGCGTACGCTATGGTTAAGGTCGCACATTTCAAGTCCATCAAGAAACTCAAGTCGCACCAAATCGAGCAAATGCAGGAGGAGTGGCATGCGGCAGATGAAATTTTGAGCATGGCTGAGATAGAGGACAAGCATGTTCTCCATCCCACCACGTTCTTTGAAGATTTTGCTATTTCTTCTAATGTAGCGAAGGCATTGGGTCTGCGGAAATCGTGTATCGATGTGGCAATCGCACGTGAGAAGCGTGAGAATCCGCAATGTTGCATTGATGTGCAGCCGACACCTTTGGGAGTGTTGGGTGCAGCACTGTTATCGCAGAACCCTGGTGAGCTTGCTGACGTGGCTAGCCTGTCCAGCACCGGAAGCGCGGAGGACACACGCGCAGATCCAACTAGCGAACCTGAGCAGTTCGATATCTCCGATGGAGACGCACCATGTGAGCCATCACAGAGCTCTGGAATTGGGCAAGTGGGCGAGAAGACGGTCATTGCTGGCCTTCCGATCGTTTACGTGTCTGACAACAGGGTGTGCGTCTCCGACACTAACGAGTTCCTATTGGAGGTCGGAGAATCTGACAGCGAAGATGTTGGGGTGCCTAGAGGGGCCGGGGCGGATGAGAAACGCACCGGCAACACCGAGAGTGTTAAAACCGCAGGTGGGCCGAAGTCAAACCACTCTAATATGCAGGGGTGGCCTTGCTCAGGAGTTGTGGCGGAGAATGGAGATACAGTCGACTTGAAGGGGGGCCATGGGATGCTTTTATTGCCCTTCCCTCGTCTGCGACGATCGGACACGACCAGTGCTCGAGCGCTCGCGGCTGTAGCGGCAGAAATGCCGCAGACACTCAGTCTATCTTCATTGCTTCAAGCAGCTCCTAGTGTTACGAGCCGCGATCCCGGGAAAATGGGCAAGCCCGGGGGAGTAGAGCAGGGTATGGCACGGACGAACTGCCGAGGTCAGGGTGTGAATGTGACAGAACGAAGGGGTAACGATGGTCCTCCAAGCCAGGTGGGTGCAAAACTTGGGCCGCACTCATTCCCTGAGACGCCAACTGTACTGTCGCCCCAAGCTCGACTTACTGAGCAGGCGGCAGCGGGCGGATCCCGACATTCACAACACTCTATTGTAGGCAGGGGTAGTAAGACATATGGCGCTAAACAGACCGATAAGCGCGACCGGAAGGGGAACAAGTCTCATGCCGGACATGATCCCCTCCCGCCGGCAACATCCTCAAATGAGAGATCGCGCTGGACGCCGACACGTCGTGGTACATCAACAAATTCGCCCGACAAAGCGGCTAACTCTTCACCAGGGCCGAAGAGATGGTAGTCAGGCAACCGCCTGAGAAACTGGTAATTCGTAATTCGTTCACACTGCAGGATAGCAGCTACCACTGCTTGTATCTTAGGGTCTCTCTTGACCCGCTACACGCGCACTCTATCTATAATATACAGTACGGGTTCATTCCTATCTATTTTGGCTACTACATTGCGCGCTACGCCATCGCTCATCACCATAGACGACAATAGTTGCGGTTGTGATTGCAATGGCACTGACAGCGAAACAACAAGCTCAAGTATCCAAAGCACAACCGGTCCAGAAACCCACGCTAAGAGCGATGTATGGTCGTCAGAACATGATAGTCAATGGTCTGAATCCGCAACCGCCACGGAATCCGGTGGCGCGTCCGCGAGCGAAACGCATGCCTGCGCAGCAGCAGCTACAGCAGCTGCAGCAGCGCAGGACACCGCCTATACCACGATCCCTCGCGTTCGCGTTTGATGGTTTCGATAAGCGGCATATGCCGCTGGACGAGCTCACCGCACCATACACAACAACGAACTTCGTTACTGTTATGGAGTTTGGATCACATATTAGTATGGACCAAGTGGTTGTTGTGTGCCCGCGTGTGTTTTTTACCCAGGAGACATACGCGGGACCATTGACCGATTACATCGCCATGCGGTATGATGCCAACGAAACCATCGATGGTACCATTCCAACATTGCAGACGGTACGTTCTCCAATTGTGGATGTACCTGCAGTAATCGCAACCGGACAATCTCTTTCCGTTCGCGCACGTTTACATAATCTGTCAGTCAAG